ACCTCTACCCTCTTTCCCTACTCGTACCTCTTCCTAACTTGATAAATCATTAACAAACGAAAGAATAAATTTCTTGCCATCTGATCCTGAAAAACGACTTGTAAATTTGCGTTCAATGTTTCGCTTCTCATCATCCGTCGCCTCTCCATTCGGTAACGTGATTAATTTAGAAGCACTAAATCCCGTTTGAGCATTACCCAAAACGTGCTTTGAAATCTCAATATCTGATTCGATATAATTTAAGGCCCCGTAATAACCAGGCAACGCATATGCATTTAAACTTGGTCGATATTCCTTCATATAAAGGATTTGACTTCCGCTTCTTAATTGTGTATTAAATGCATTGTAAACATCTTTTTTAAACTTTCTATCGTTCCAATCCTCACAATACCAAAATTGTGTATTATCTGCATTTGTACGAACCTTCGTATAATCCAAATGATAAACACTTGAAAGAACTTCTCCGCTTTCTGACCATATACAATTTAGATAAGCACCGCCAAACGTTTCAATGTCCAACGATACTTTTCTTGATAATTCGGCCAACGATTCATAAGGATTGACTTGTTCGATGAATTGTTCACCAATGGGATCTACCCCTTTTGTTTTGAAGCCATTTCCTGTGATATAGTTGACCTTGCTTTTTATAATTGAGTTATGCTTGGCTGACTTATTTAAAAGTTCAACTAAATAACTTGGATAATCATTCTTTTGACCGAACTCAATATAGCCTCCGCCTTCTCCTTTTTTCTCTCTATATTCGGGTTGTCTTGCCTCCGCAAAGGAAAGAAAAAATAAATCGTTCATATATCTCTTACCTTAAATGTATTCGATTGGTTTTGATAAGTTGTAAAACTAAATTCTGATGAATCACTTAATGTCATTTGTCCATTTTCAAGTAATCCAGAAGTTAAAGAAATATCGGTATTTGTTGTAGATACTTGCTCATAAACTTCATATGTATATTCTCCAACTAATGCATTTGAAAAATAGCTTGCCCCATTTATATTAAAAATATTGCATCTAATTTTTGCCGTAGAAATATCAGCACTATTTAATACAACAAATTTTATAATATCATTGCTATTTCTTGACTTAAATACAAACAAGTAATTTGGAGAATTTAAAATTGCCTTCTCCGTCAATGTTAATGTAATTTTATTAATCGAATTTTTGTCAAAATATATCATACTATTACTAAATAGCAAAACCGAAATATATTATAAAAAAGAAGGGGAGACCGATGCCTCCCCCAAGTAATCAACCAAACTACTTTTCTTTCTACTATGTTGTTAACGTAGTAATTACCGATGCTTGTACCTCTGGTGCTAATTGCTTTTCTGCACCCGAGAAAGTCAACGTATATCCACTCCGATCTCCTTGAGCCGTACCGGTTGCACCGTTACCACCTGAAACCATCATAGAATTCAAACGACCCAAATACCAATACTTTCCATTAGCATCGCCCACAACTACTTTAAGGTTGTTTTGTGCTAACAAAAGGATTTCATTACGAGTATTCGCTTGTAATTTATTTAAAATAATAGATAATTCTTGGGCATAGAATACCGTTCCGTTCTGCTGATTTGCGTTAATGGTTTCAGTCAAAGAAGAAGTGCCAGGCACTAACTCATATTTTCTAAATACCTTTCCAGTAACTTTTGTAATCGCAGTCAATGTACCTCCACCCGAAGCCTCCGTAACACTTGTTACGTTTTGTGCCTCAATGAAATATACTTCGGTGATTCCGCCTAAACTATCACGACAATCCAATGCGTATGATTGGGTCAATGCACATGAAGCTAAAGCCATATTAATATAAATTTAAATTGTTAAAGATAGGGGAGTCCAAACCAATGAATCTCCCCGAACTTATTTGTAAGATTTAAGCTAAAATAAAGTCAACCAATTCAGCTGGGAAAGCAAAGTTCACACCGTACTTAAATTCAGCAACAAAACGAACTTGGTCAGCCTCTTTTGCGTAGAACAATTCAAATTTCTCCTCCTCATTTAATAAGTCAACACCCAAGAACAAGTTAGAAATACGACCTGCGTATAATTTGTTAGTACCGTTCAATCCTTGTAAAGCAATTACCTTGATTGTAGTTCCCGGAAGGATAAACTCTGAATCAGCTTTTGTATCGATGTTATAAGCGAACAAGTTAGCATTCTTTAAAGCTATGGTGTACAAACGGAAAGTATCCATACCAACAAAGATTGCAGTATCATCCTTCGCAACAATTTCAGCAGGAATTGCCTTATAAATTGCATCAACTACCGCAACTACGTTTGAAACTGTAAGACCAGCAGAAGCCGCCAATGGAGTTCCGTAATAAGTTGAAGTATTTGCGTGAATAACTGATGCCGAAGCCGCAGCAATTAACTTAACAAAACCGTCGAACTTGTTTAAGTTAGCAGTACCTGAACCGGTATCTCCTTGCCAAATAGCAACTTCCAAAGCCGCAGCGATTTTATCCGCCTTACGTTGAGCAAATTCAGCCGCAAAGATTGTAGAATCATAACGTGATCCGGCAGGCAATGCTTGTTGCAAATATTTAGCTTGTAAATCTTTAGGACATAATGCCTCATTTACTTTAATTTTACCAACCGTGATTGTACGTTGTGTAAAAGTTGTTGTTCCTGATGCAGTGAAACCACAAGAAGAACCGTCTTGGAATACTGAATCAGTATCCATGATGTTAATCGTCTCCGCAGACTTAACACCAACCATAACATTACCTTGAGATTTAATCAAGGTCGCAGTCTTATTACCTAAAACTGAAGAAACTACCAATTCTTGTGCGTTTTGAATTGTATAGTCTGACAAAGAACTTACTACAAATGACATATTTTTTTCTTTTAAATTAGTTTAACGTTTTTACTCTTTCTAAAAATCTCGCTACCTTATCTTCCTTCTTTTCTACCAAAGCAAATTTATTCTTTGGTGCTTGAATTGGGTCTGATGAAGGCATCTTTGAAATCAATTCTAAAGCATTAATAACCTCCGAGAAACCTTGTGAGAATTTTCTCTTGATTGCTTCCAATTGAGCTTTCAATTCTTGATTTTCGGTTTTCAAATAATCAATTTCTGCTTGTACTGATTCAAACTTGTCAGCTTCCATCTCCGCAGGCGATGGGGCTTCCTCTGCTGTTGGTGCTTCGGCTTGAGGAGTTTCAATTCCTTCAACCTTTCCACCCGCAACCGTAATCATAGTACCATCGGCCAACTCGTACTCGCCATCGGGAGCCATTGCCGTGTTACCACTCTCGTCCATTAGCATAGCATCTGCACCAATTTCCAATGCTGACAATTCGATTTTCGTACCATCTACTAAATCGTACGTTTCAAATGTCAACTCCGTTGCTGGTTCAGTCGCTATCTCAGTCGTTGGTTGACCCTCATTCTCGGCCAACAAGACTTTAATCTTTTCAATTGCTTCTGAAAAATTCATGTAATTAATTTTGTGTTTGACTATAAATAATTTTAAACCCTAAACTTTATCGTTTAAATCTCAACTCCTTGCAATACCTCCACGATTCGATGCCAAATTTGCTCATCCTTTGACATCTCTTGCTTTCCTTTTTTATAATTGAACAAACCCTCCACCGAGAAACCTTTAAACTCTCCTGCCTTAACTTTTGACCAAACCGAATCATTCTCAACCAAGAAAGAACCAAGCCATGAACCTTGCGGAACATCTTCAAATCCTTTCATCGTCGCCACCCCTCTCGATTCATCGACAATAAAACTTTCAAACATCGTCACTCCATCAACTGCCTGATTATTATCATGCATCAAGTTTACATTTGACTGATAACCTTTCTTGAAAAACTTTTGAGCAATTTTCTCGATAGTGTCCTTCGTAAACATTACATAATATTCGCCGTTCTCATCGTTTCGGTAAATCGGTGTATCTGCCAACATCAACGGCCCCGAAACAATCCGCCGTTCTTCGTTCTGAATAACAAAGTTTGCACGATTTTCATTGAACCGAAGGAAATTCCTTTCGATTGCAGGCTTATCCACCAACGCAACAAAGTCAACTTCCGACAAATCGTTTACATCGTCGCTAATTTCTAACTGATAAACTGGTAATTTCATATTTTTAAATTTAAATTCTTGCTGCGTTTTCTATTCTTTGAACTCTTTTCGTCACTCCACTAATATCTGATTCAACAACATATGCTCTTGCCACTACGTTTGATATAGTATTAAGGCTTTTTTGATCTAATGTCGTTGCTTGCGGAGGCAAATAAGTCGGCATTACTGGTGCTGATGTATTAACTGAACCCATAGAACCTGAACTACTTCCAGGAATATTAATTTTGTTGATGTTATCAATTCCTTGTTTGGCTGCAATTACTGCCCCTGCAACTCCTAAAGCACCGGCAGCGATTTCAGCAATACCCATCGGAGTTAAAAATCCTGCCTTTGAAGCATTCTTATAAGTATTGATAGAAATTGCCGCAATGGCTGATGCTTGTTCTAATAAAACACCTGCAATTGCTAAATCTTTGTTATCTCCAGCAGCATCTTGTAAGAATTTCCCAAATTGCATACCCAATTGGGCATACTTCATTTTTAAGTCAAATCTTGATTGTTCTTGTGCCTTTGTTGTTGCGGTTATTTGTTGGTCTACATTAAAAATTGCATCCGCATATTTCTTTTTAATTTGTAGTTTTTTTATCTCGGCATCTTCGGTATTTGCTACCGCTTCCAATTCAATATCTCTTTGCTCTAAATATCTTTGTTTTGATAATTCTAAACGAATCAAATCTTGGTCAAAATCATTTTCACGCATTGCATTTGACCTTTCTAATGTGTCAATTTCAACTTGTAATTCATCGTACCGAATTTGATTTTTTTCATCTACTAATTTTTTATAATTAGTAAATTGGGTTTCTCCTTCTTTTTGTAAATTATCATTAAACTTTTGATCAGCTTCTTCTTGTTCTTTTTTACGTTTTTCGTTTGCTTGCTTTTGAAGGTCAGATTGATATTTTTTAAATCCAGCATCTAAAACTTTTAATTCATTTTGCTTTTTTATTAATTCAGTTTTTTCATCCTTATTTAATCCGGCAACCGTTTTATTTTTATTTTGCAAATTTGCAATTTCCTCATTTACTAAATCCTTTTTTAAATTATAGATTTCTTTTTCCTTATTACCTTGTGCTGATAATAATTCAATTTGACCTTCAATAATTGTTTTTCTTTTAAGAAATATCTCATTTGATTTTTCATAATCACGGTCAGCTTGTGAAGTAATACCAACAAAATCAGTAATTTTATCAACTATTGCACCTACATAATCAGCAACTTTTGATAAAACTGGGAATGATGCAGTTAATTTAGCTGTTAATGTAGACCAATTTCCAATCAAATAACTTACTGCAATAGTTAAAACTCCAATTCCTGTAGCCGCAATGGCCCCTTTTAAAGTTGTAAATGCAGTAACAACCACATCACGAATTACTCGGCCCAAGTTTTTAAAACCTTCTACTGATTCTAAAACCGTATTTAAGCCTTGCGATAATGCTAAAGCACCTTGAACTTTTAATAATTGCTTTTGTACATTTTCTGATTCAACACCAAATAAAGCAAATGCCCCTTGTGCCGCCGAAAATGCCCCTGCAACTCCTGATATAGCTTGACCAAATGATTTAAACTTTGCATCAGGATTAAAAGCATCAATTGTACTTTTTGCATCTGCAATTCTATCCTTGATTTCTGCCGCACGTTTTGCTGCATTTGCTATTTCTTTACTCGTAGCACCTGCTTGGTTTTGTAACCTTGCAAGTTCTGCCATTGCTTCCTTGAACTGACTCCGTAAACTTCGGGTGTCCGTTTCAACCTTTATACCGACTACTTCTTGGGCCATCTTATGAGTATGTTAATTCAATTACCTTTAATAATTCGCACTTCGTAGTTTGGTTGATTGACGGATTGAAATCGACTACTTTGTTTAATCTCCAAAGGCATCCTTCTAAATAAATCAGTTTAGAAAAATCAAGGGAATTAATATCCTGAACCGTTAAGTATAAATAGCAAGTCAATAATTTACTATCCTTGCTTGTTATCTCTGCCAAATAAGAACCCCAAAAAGCCGTGAATAAATTAGCTGAAGGATAAGGAACAGTTAACGTAAATAAAATTTCACTTGGCACCCCAAAGTTTATATCACTCGTCGGATTTATTGGGTCATCTAAATGCCCTGCGTATCCGTAACTTGAAATATTAGTTTGTTTATTCCCATTACCTTGTGCCGATGGTTCCTTTAAATTCCAAACCTGACTGACTGTCTTCTTCTTAAATTGTAGAATCCTAATATTAGAATCCTTCCTTTCTTGAACTGCATCATTTACTTTAAATATTCCTACTGCTAATTTCTCATCACCACTAAACGCAGTTAAAACCGAAGAAGAAAATATTAAATCAATCGCCTGGTGTTCCGTCGTAAACCCAAAATTCACATCCTCGATTCTATCCCCATACGACTGATTGTATTTCGTATGATAAGCATCGTTTAAATAATCGTCGTCTTCTTTATATTTGAAATCATAATACCTTGCATTCAGTTCCGACATTGGCTTTACTGAAATTTCTTTCGAGTAATCTAATTTATAAGTCCAATCCAAAGGATCAGCAACATCGGTATTTGAAATTAAAATTAATCCGGTACTATCTCCACTTTCTCCATGCAATAGTAAATCCGTTGTGTCATCAATACTCACAAAACCACCAACCGCATAAAAGTTTACATACGGCTCAATCAGTAAATGGTTGTATTGGTTCGGTGATTCATAAACATAAAGGTTAAACATTCGACAAACACTTGCCAAAATATCCTTTTGAAATATTCCTTTCGGGAATAGGTTTGACATAATCAAACTTGCCCCATAGGTTGCAGTCAATACTTGCGGATTGCTCGAATTAAAATCTAAAGTAATATTGTCAATCGTAAATCTGAACGACCCATTACTTACCGAACTCGAAACAATATCCATTGAAAAGTAATCCCCATTTGTTAGGGTTTGGCTTATCGTTGCATCAATCGTAAATACCGATTCGTTGTTATTATTGTCAGCCAATAAACCAGTCCAAATCGCAGCACCATTTTTGTACAATGTGATTGTCGCATTCTGATTAGTCCGAATTAATCCACTTCCCGTAATTGTAAAATTTCCAACCGTTCCAGTCGTTCCGGTAAATGTAAACGTTGACCCCCCTGAATTAGTAAATAAATATTGGTTAATGGTTCCAAAAACAAACGTATATTCGGTTGCCGTATCGACAATATTATAAATTTGGGCATTCAATAGGTTTGCCCTTACTTGTTCCATTTCCGAAGTATTATTCGGGATAATCAAGTTTTTAAAGAAAGGAGAATCCATGAACGACGAATCGTATGTGTACCCCGCATAAGTAATAATTTTGTCTAATATCTCATGAACAAAAAACGCAGGCCGAAACGCATCCATATGAACATCATGCGTGCCATTCCTTACATTCCCATAGTCAATAAAAGGAAACACAACCCCCCACCCTCACCCTGCAACCCAAAAGTTAACAATGTTGCCTCACAACCAATCGGGA